GCTTCCACAAAGCCCGGTAATTCCTTGGGGTTTCCATTGCCTGCTCGTAGAACCAGTTCTGAAATGCCTGCCTGATGTGGGGAACCGACGTTGTAACCAGCGCCACCAATCAATGCGATGTAAACGATGGAACTCGCTTGTGGCATGGTAACCGTAGCCAGTTTGAACCACCCAGCCCCGCCAGAGAAAGACATCGTTACTGAATTTAAAGTACCAATATCTTTCGGCGTTAATGTTATATCCGCAGTCAGTGCTTTTCCGTTAACTTTTCGGTTAGATGGCACCCTGCTATTCGCATTGTCATTGGCTGCTTTAACTGCTTTTGGCGTTGCGGCCAGCGTTTCAGACGTGCTGTTGGTCGCACTGCTGAGCTGTACTACCCCCTTTTTCGTCGTGCTCGCATCCTCAAGCGCCACGGCGGATGCAATATCCTCTGCCCGTTTTGCCGCTGTCTCAGCGCGCGTTGCTGCAGATTCCGCCGTACTTTTGCTCTGAGCTGCTGCCGTCGCACTGCCAGCTGCCTCTGTTGCTTTCGTGGATGCCGTCGTGGCGCTGCCCTTCGCTGCTGACGCCTGTCTGGTCGCCTCATCTTTTGAAGCAGACGCCGATGATGCCGATGACGCTGCCGAACTGGCGGACGATGCGGCTGCCGTTTTTGAGGATTCTGCACGGGTTTCCGACGCTTTCGCGTTCGTTTCAGATGTCTTCGCTGCGGAAGCTGACATCGCTGCTGCGCTGGCCTGTTCAGTGGCTTCGCCAGCCTTCGTTGTGGCTGTTGAAGCGGATGATGCGGCGCTTTCTGCCGATTTTCCGGCGGCGGTGGCACTGGCTGAGGCCTGCCCGGCACTTGTTGACGCGGCACTGGCAGACGACGCAGCCGCTGTTTTTGAGCCTGCCGCAGCTGAGGCGCTCTGTCCCGCTGCCGTTTCAGAAGACCTGGCGTTCGTCTCGGACGTTTTTGCCGCCTTCGCGGAATTTCCTGCCGCCGTTGCCGAGGAAGCGGCATTACTGGCGCTCGAGGCTGCGCTCGTTTCTGATGATTTCGCTGCCTCTTTTGAGGCCGCCGCATCCCGGGCTGAGGTGGCAGCTTCTGACGCCTTCGTGGTCGCGGTGGATGCAGAAGTGGCTGCAGATTTTTGTGACGCTGCAGCATTCGTTTCAGACGTTTTCGCGGCACCGGCACTGGTGGCCGCCGCGCTTTTTGAGGACTCTGCAGCGGATGCACTTTGAGACGCTTGAGAGGCTTTTTCTCCAGCGGTATTGGCGCTTTCTGCTGCTGCGGCAGCACTGGCCGCCGCCTCACGAGCTTTGTCGCCAGCAGCGTCAATCGCGTCGGTGTTATTTTTATACCACTCAACGTTTTCGTTGTGCTCGTTGACAATCTGTATCAGCGGCTTAACGGTCACTTCTGTACCGTCTTCACGCTCGATTGTCACCTCATCCAGCGCAGTCAACCAACTGCGCATGGACTTGGAATCAGCCGACATACGCGACATTAGTGCTGTAAAGCGCGCGCTAAACTGTGTTAAGTCGCCTTCATAGGTCGTAATGATTCGGCACGGAACTTCAGACTGAGTTTCGCCGGTATAAGGTTCTGAGAGAACAATGTTCGTATCACTGGTTACGCGCTTGATCTCATACAGCTTATTGTCGGGGCCAATGACGATCATCCCCGGCAACACACCATTAGCTGTTACGTTCCAGGCTGTCCCTGCCCCAACCAGAGTATTGCTGCCCTGTGTAAATGTGATAGTACCTTCCCTGTACCACATGTTGAATATGCTCCTTGATTTGGCGGGTTATCCTTGCCCGCCATTAAGTAAATACTTACCTATTTTTACCGATATAAAATTTTTTTTCCACCATCACAGACGGCCAATTCTTACTCGTAGGACGTTGTTATCGTCATAAACGTCAATCCGCTGACCATTTATAACCAATCGCCCATTGCCGCCGCTATTACCGTTGATCTCAAGCGTTCCATTTTTGCCGAACCGCCATCCAGATCTACCGCTAACAAAATTGGTAGATTGCAGATCGCCTACTTTTGCATTGGTGATTGTGCCATCCTTGATATACGCTCCATTCATATAGGCGATACTGTTTTCGATAACAAATGGCGTTGTGATCTTCCCGTTAACAGAGTTGACCAAACCAAACCTGTCAGCCTGCACCAAAAACTGAGAAAGGCCAGTGGTGTCGATACCAAGCGCAATACCAGCAACATACTTCTGCCCTCCGCTCGTTGAAGTTTCCATTTTCAACGTCCACGCGGTTGACACTTTTTTGTTGGTATCAGCAATAGCTGTTGCCTGCTGTTGAATTGTCGCGGTATTTCCATCCACCTCTGCTTTCAGAGTATCGATTCGCCCACTCAGAGCATTATCTGCCTGCGTTCTCGCTGTCGTTTCAGTTGTTACCGCCGCGGAAATGTTGGCTGCCGTTTGAGACTCTAAGTTTGTGATTTGAGTCGCCAATGCAGCATCTTGCTCTGTACGCGTTTTCGTTTCGGTTGCTACAGCCGCTTTAATATCCTCTTTGTATTGAGAGGTCAGCTTGGTGATCTGAGACGACAACGCCGAGTCAGCATCAGTTCGAGCCTGCGTTTCAACTGCAACGGCCGCACTAATATCTTTCGCTGTCTGTGCTTTTAAACTTGAAACCTCTTTTGTTAAAGCGGTATCACCATCTGCACGAGCCGTTGTTTCTCTGGCAAGAGACGCCTCGAGATCATTAGCTTTTGCTGTAAGAGACGTAATCTGGGTAGACAATGCACTATCGGCATCAGTCCTTGCTTTTGTCTCTACAGCAACCGCTGCGGCAATATCAGTTCCGGTTTGTGCTCGCAGGCTGTTAATTTCTCGTGAGAGCGCCTGGTCAGCACTTGCCCTGGCCTCCTGCTCCTGAGTGATGGCAGCGGATATATCACCGTCAACCTTTGACTGAAGCTGGTTTATTTGTTTGGCTAACGCAGAGTCCCCGCTTGCTCGAGCCTCCTGCTCACTACGTATTGCAGCAGAAATATCATCATCAACCTTTGCCTGAAGTTGGGTGATCTGGCTTGCCAGAGCCGAATCTTCCGTTGCTCGGGCTTCTTGCTCTTCCTTAATAGCTGCGACGATATCGTTGCTTACTTTCGACTCAAGCTGAGTGATCTGTGTCGTCAGAGCTTCATCGGCAGATGTACGAGCCTCCTGCTCTGTACTAATCGCCGCGCTGATATCTCCTTCAAACTTAGATTGCAGCTGAGTGACACGCTTTGCCAACGCTTCATCGCCATCGGCACGAGCGGTGGACTCTTCCAGAATACTGGCCTTAATGTCTTCGCCAATTTCTACGCGAATTTCCTCAACCTTCGTGGCCATTGCAGACATATCATCAGCAAAGGTTTTCTGTGTTGTTGCGATCTTCGCGTTATTGACCATCTGCTTGTGCTGGTCTTCATCTTGACGAAGAGCCAGGTCAATATTTGTTTTGGCTAACGCCTCAATGTTCGTAGTCAGTTCTGCACTGGCACGATCGACCTCTGCAACCGTCTTTTTCATTTCTTCAACGGCAGCGGAGCTTTCCTCTACCGTTGACTGCAACACTTCCAGTTGTTTAGCGTTTGCAGCATCGCCTTCAACACGAGCCTCGCTTTCCTTAGCAATAAGAGCCGCCGCTTCATCTCTTGCAGCCTTTATTGCCTCGACTGTATTAGCGAGAGCTTTATCGTGTTCAGATACGGTGTTTTCGATTTCAACAATTGCAGCATCAGTAGCATCAATTTTTTCAAACGCTTCATTGACCTTGTCAATCGTTGCCGAAACCTCACCTTTAAGCTCGGTTTGTGCGTTCTCCAAAGCATCGCTACGCTCGTTGAATTTTATTTCAAAATCCGCGAGGTTATCGCTGAACTGCTTATCTAATTCAGCTATATCTTCCTTAACGTCGTTTACCGCCCCCTCCAAAGATTCGACGCTCTGGTTGATATGCTCATTTAACTCGTCAACTGCTTCTTGAGAGGCTTTGCTGTTAATGTCCTCAAGCAGAGCCTGACCAAGCTCGGAAGATGTAATTTTGCCAGTCAGGAACGACAGTACATCGCGAGTTGTCGCCTCTGTACCCAAGTTTGAGTTCGGAGGACTTAACATACCTCGCTTGTTCGATGCTCGAACCCAGTAATACCACGTTTCGCTATCCCCAAGACCAGCATGTGTAAAGGTGGTGCTTGCAGACTCTGCGATCAGTTTCGCCGTATCCAGATTGTTGGTCTGGGATGCGTAAACATTAATGTGATCAAGGTCTACCGAATCTGGATTAACCCAATTCAGTATCACATTACGATAGTCTCCAACGGCCGTTAATGACGTTGGGGAATCCGGCGGTGTCATTGTGCCCAACACCTGATAAACGGTACTGATAATCTCTGTTTTTTTACCGTTGAATGAAACCGCATACAGCTGGAAGTCGTAGCGTCCATTCTCCGCGACATTAACGATTTCGTATTGCTCTTCGGTTACACGCGCCGATTGCCAGTTCGATACATTGTTTTCATCAGAACGTCGCCAACTGATCCAATACTCTGGAGATTTCCCTTCCCATGTTGCAGTCAGTTTTACTGACAGGTTGCCAGGGCTTGAGAGATAAGTCCCTTCGGTGATTTGCAAATTAGACGGCTTGGAGTAAGTCGGGTCCAATACCGTCGTATTCTGCGGGATAAGCGTTGCACCATTGTCGATTGCCTCATATTTAGACGGATTGTTCTCAACAGCGGTGATGTCAAAGCTACCCGGCGTTTCCCCCTGCGCGATGTTAACGATGCGAACGCGCATAGGTTCGAGATCTGGTTCTGTAATTGTCCAGACACCGTTCAAAACAGGCGTTTCCGCTGACGACAGGGCTTTTGAAAACGTAACCTTTGTTATGTTTTCGCCAGTTTCAAGAACATCGCGTTCAACGATTTTGCCTTCCTGATTCAGTATTCGAATAAAGCAGCCGCCTTTGGCTAACGACACCGGCGCATCGAGTGTGACGCTGTTTTTGGTAAACGCCACAATTCGACCTGAGTTACGTTTGCCTGCGCGATATTTGTTCTGAATCAGAACGGTTTCACCAGGCATCAGAAATGACGCGTCTAAGCCGGCAGTAAATGTAATTACATCCGACTCCATTCTGGCGGTATATAAAAGCCACAAACCAACTCGGTGAGCCTGCCCTCGGCTTGTACAGCCAAATGCTACGACTTCTGTCTTACGCTCACCATAACGGCGCATTGCGTCCTGATCTTCAACGTACTCGATGTTTTGCTTATAACCGTCCTCCTTGTTGTTGTAGGTTACGAGCGCAACGGATGGGCGATCTTTACGCGCAGAACCTTTATAGGTAAACAATCCATCTTTGACGTTAGAGTTGGTAAACATCATTACCGGATCTGATGGGCTATCCTGCATGATGTTAACCATGCCACCAGCCCAAAACACCATACCGCGGAATGCACCGGCAATATCCTGAATTAATCGGTATGCGTCCTGTCGACTGGTGATCTGCGTATTGATTGCAAAGCGTTTCTCTTTACCACCAAAGCCATCATCAACCTCTTCGTCACAATATCGACCGATCTGGTATAGCTGGCCGAGGTCAATCATAGATTCCGACACATACTGACCAAGGCCATATCGAGCATTGGTAAGCAAATCAAAGAGAATCCACGCGGGGTTTGAAGAAGACAACAGCTTAAAAGTGCCATCCCATACACCATCATAAGTGTTGCTGGCCTCGTTGTAGTTTGACGGCACGCGAATTTTTAATCCACGTACCAAATACGAACGAGATGGCATGGTGCTACCAAACTGCTCAGAATTAACCTTCAGACCCACCAGCACAGAGTTTGGGTAGTTCATCGGTGTATCTACAATCTCACCTATTGAGTCCACCCATGTATCGTTATAGAGATACTGGCTGCTGTTATCATCGGTAATACGGACTACACGAACCTTGTACGCGCGTCCAGGCTTAGGCAGCTTCAGCTCATAGCTACGGTAATAAACACCTGTCTTCTTTGCTGTTAGCTTAATGCCAACGCTTTTTTCACCTTCTGCGACCACATCTACAAATGTTGAGTCGCCATTTGCTATCTGGAACTTGTACTCAACGGTTGTACCGTTCGTGTCACCAGTTTTTTTATCTATGCTTCGCAAAGAAGGAAACTTCATGATGACACGAACCCGATCAGCTTCATCGTTATCGATTGAAACCGTTACATAATGTGTTTTTTTTAACTGGATATTGACGGATTTAGGCGTTTCAACGAAATCAAAGCCAGACATTGGAGTCTGGTCTTGCGAACCGTCGCGAAAATCCCATGTGATTCCGCTGAAGTTGGAGGAACCGTCTTCATTTACAATCGGCAGATCGTCGACAAAAATAGATCTTGCGCCATTTACCAAGCCGCCAATTACACCTTCCCCAAGAAGATCGAGGATAGCGGCCATTGCACGAGAATTTACGGTATCGTCGGCTTCAACCGGTGTACGGCTAGAGCTTTTGCTGCTTTTTTTACCACCCGCACCTGCAATAAACAGCGGTAACTTTTTCTTCTTGAACTGTTCCATGTTCAAAAAAATCCTTGTTTACATTAGCTGGTCAATCGTGATTGAAGAACTCACAACCTGTGAGCCAACCAGAATTTCCTCGCCATAGATAAGTTGTACTGGGTTGCCCTGGTTTTCTGTATTTTGAGGGCCGTCGAAATAATAAGAGTTCGAGTTATCTGCCTGTCTCACACTTTCGTTAGTGGCTTGCGGCGATATGATTTGTGATATGCCGCCCATCATCAGTGACAAACCGAGAGGTGCTAAAGCAGGCATCACTACCGCCGATACAACCAACAAAGCGGCCCCTACTACCGTCTGAAACCACCCAAAAGCAGATCCACCGCTTCCTCGCGGAACAGGTGTAATGCGGATTTTGGCAATGTTGTCAGACTGCCCCATCATCTGATATTCACTTTCGTCAACAGACCACTTGTGGCCCTGTTTATTGGTGATCTGGATGTGGTAACGGTCATAGGTTTTGATATTGCGCTTCATCCATGCTTTAAACCCAGGCTTGTTGGCCTCAATTAAATCCAGAGCCTGTTTTGTATTGCGCACCTTTAGATGCCAGTGGCGGCCAAAATGTTTGGCCATAGGGCCGCCAAGCTGCACATGAACTAACTCAGACACGTCTCATCTCCCTTGAGCAAGTCTCTGTGACGCAAGTGATGCGTCGTATGTTTCTGATACATTCCGCCGTAATAAGCACGACAACTAAGGCGGTCGATCTGGTGATGAAGAATCATTCCATCGCCGATATAAACCGCGCAGTGGTCAGGCATTTTCCCGTATTGGATAAAGAAGATGTCCCCACGTTGAGGCTCTGTTCCGGGCGCAAGACGCACCAATCCCTCGTTACGGTAGTTCTGATCGAGAATGTCGTTATCGCCGGTGTACCACGATGGAATATGCAGGTGTGCGTTCGGGTTTAGTTCGACGTTAAACTCACGCTTCAAATAGTCCCGACACAACATCCAGCAATCGAATACGCCAAATACATACGGTCTGCCCAGGTATGGCATTTCGAAACCATCAGGTGTGATCACATTCATCTCGCTAAAATGGAAAGGGGCATCTCCCTCAACATTCTTGCGAATAGCCAGAATCATCCACGGAACTTCCGTCGCTTCGCAGCCTGCACGATCGGCATCAGATGCTTCTGCTGATTCATCAGTATGTGAATGCCAGATTGCGATAACATCACCCGCATCCTCTGCCGCCATAATGTCGTCAACGTGCATTACAAAAGTGTTCTGCGGGTTCTCCGAAACATTCCGCGCTTCCATAAAGCGATATTTGTCGCCATTAGTTCTAACCAGAAAGCCACACGCTTCATTAGGGTAGCGATTTATGGCGCAGAGATAGATTTGCTGCATAACGTCAGAGCCAAGCTCAGGGATTGCTTTATTACCCATATCGCGTAGCTCCAATAAATCCGCCAAAATGGATCACACCGTCGGCAAAATAATTCCGACGCGCATTACAGGCGTCATAACGTTTTGTGCAGTAATCCGCACCAGACATAGACGTCTGCTGGTTATTTTTGTCGAAATATGGACCGGTATAGCCGCATTCTGGCCCTCGGTATTTCCACGGGCAGGTGTTTTTAATGATCTGACGATACGGCAGTTGCACCCCCATCAAATCGAACACACTAGACAATTCAAACTCGACAACCTGATGAGTTTCGAGAGTTTTCTGTTCGATAAACCACATTTCATCCGGGAAATGTTGGTTTGGATCTGCTGTTGGGTTGCCGTCTTTAAAATTAACGGCATCGAGGAAGCGAGCCAGCGTCATCTTGCGAATAATGCGGCAGCCAACAAGATCGTCGTTCGCCTGAACTTCCGCAGAGACGGTTCCGGCAAAGTTCGATACCTGAATTTTTGGACGTGGCAACGTTCCCTGGCCAGTTTTGTCAAAGCCTGATGCTTTGATTGGCCACGGCTCGTATGTCACTCCTTGCCAGACGACCGGTTGCATCAGTTCGTTTGTTCCGGCGTGGAAGAATAACTTCCCCCCTGAAGTTGTGTTCGACATATCCAGTACGAACAACTCAATGAGTGCAGAGGGAGATAAGCTCTGAATATCAGCTTTAATTCCCATTGTTTCATCCTTGAAATAAGTAGGCGCTAACATCCTGTCAGCGCCACAATGATAGTAAATTAGTACTTACTTATCCAGATACTTAAGCCTCAAATACTTGTCTGAATGTAGCTGTTAAGACACAGTACCCCTGATATCGCTTGACCGTATGACTGTCACATACAACTACAATCCGTTTTCCTCTTGGATTAACCCAATAGAACGACTCAACGCCTGCTCGCTCAGTCAGGAAGTCATCGATTGCATTAATTTCGTTGTATGATCTGGTAAAGGTTAACGACCATTCTTCTTTAATACGATTAAGACCTTGAGCCTGTCGCTGCTCGTAGTCATCACCAAAATTAAGTACCGTTACATTCGGTTTTACGCTTTTTTCAGATTCGTAATCTGGATACCAATTAAACGTTTGTCTTTCCATCTCACATCCTTGTGAGACTGCCCCGGTCGGGGCAGTCGATAGTTAGTTACGTTGAGTGTTTGGGTTGAGTGATCCGCCAGGGCGTTTCTCTTGAGCGATAGTCTCAAGCGCGATTGCTTTCATCCGTTGAGCGGCATTGTTCCATATGCTTTCTGTATCGCCGGATTCAGTTGTGCTACCGTCACTATGGACGTTGATCTCAATTGATACCGGAGAAAGAACATTTCCTCCTCCACTCATACCATCGGTACTGAGCGTTACAGGGATTGTTCGACCATCAGGCAATGGAACATACGCCTCATTCATATCGCCTTCCCCAAACAACGCCAATTGAGGTGAGTTGGCGATACCGCCTTTCTGGTATGCCCGGAGCGGGATCACGCCGTCTTTTCCGAATATGCCACCATTTGCAAACTTCGGAATTGCAGGAATACCATTCGTGCCATCGGCAGCAGAACTGGTCAGATTGTTGAACCCGGAAGTTGAACCAGAAGAACCGGACATCAATCCATCGAATCCACCACTAGCCCATACTGAAACCAAACCAGATGCAACTGTCGCGCCGAAATTCAACCACTTATTACCAGAGCCGGAAGCATTAGCTCCAAGCATTGCAAACGCGGCAGACAGAGCGCCGGTAACAGAGCTGAGGTTCTGCATCGAGAAGATGGAGTCCTTCACTGCTTTTGTCTCAGCATCTTTGGCTTCGGTGCTATCAAATAGCCCCGATACCCAGCTACCAATCGCATTTGTTGCTGTGCCAATTGCGCTGGTGGTCTGCTGTGTTGTTTGCCCCAATCCAGTTACCGAACTGGACGTCTCCTTCGTGGCTTCTCCTACCGACTTGTCGCCATTAACAGTGTTGCCCATTCGTACACCTTGATTGGCAACGGCAGAAGCAACTCCAGTGAGCAAATTGCCACTCTGTGAACTACCAGCTGCGGTGGTTCCCATCCCCAACATGTTCATTAGAGGCAGCGTGATTTGCGACTTCACGACCATATTGGTGATATCTTTCAAAATGGACTGAGATAGGCTGGAGAAGCTCATCTTCCCGTTAATAACGAAATCAGTCAGGACATCAGTTAAGCCACTAAACAAATCAGTCCAGGTGCTTTCGATCTGCTCTGCCAGGTTTTCGTATTCCAGTGCCAACTTCTGCGTCGCAGTCCCTGTCTCTTTAATGAGCGCGGTATTGCCAGCAGCAATAAGTTGATTGATTTTCTTTGTATAAAGCGCCACGACTTTAGGATCAGACGCCTTATCACGAAGTTCTATCAACGCTTTAAGATTGCGGTTGTAGGTGTCTTCGAAATCAGCAACTTTCTCTTCACGAGACGGCGTATAGCCAGCACTGATAATGGAATCTGATTCCGGTGCCCAAGTGGAGATCATCTGCTCAACATTGCGGCGATTAAACATCTCGCGATATTCAGGTGTCGCATTTTTGAGGTCTTCAAGACGTTTTTTCGCCTTGTCGATCATCTCTTGAGTGATGAACTCGTTAGGAACCGCATTAGCCAAATCTGTCAGCGATTTCGTTGTATCGCGAAGAGACTGATCAAACGATACCGTAGCCTTAGAGCTTTCACCCATTTGCCCCATAAGCTGATCGGCTTTGTCCAGAGCCTTCTGGTATCCGGCTGCCAGTTTCTGTTGCGCTGCCTGTTCCTTCTTGGCCGCACGCTGCGAGGCGTTAGCTGATCGTTGGGCTGCTTTCTCGGCGGCTGCTGCATCCTGTTCACGAGCTTTAGTCAGTGCAGCAATGGCTGCGGCACGCTCTTCATCGCTCATTTTCTCCAGAGAGCTGGCGCTGGATGCTTTCTGCAAATTAAGCTGCGTCTTGAGTTGTTTAGGCCCAATAATCGGCTTACCTTCGAAGTCCATCATCGGAGTGCCGTCAGGCAAAGTACGTTGATAAGTCGCAGAATCCATCTGGTTTCGCATATATTGCGCCAGCGCCTTCTGAGCAGCTTTATCAGTTGTACCTAACCCAAGAACATCTCCATTGATTGACACTAAGCCATTACCACTTTTGGCCGCGTTATCCCTCTTAAACTCTGCCTGAGTCAGTTCCTGAGCAACGACTTCCAAATGCTCCTGATAGCCACGAATACTTCCTTGCAGTTTCTGAATCTGCTCGGTATTTCCTTCCTTTTTCGCTTTTTCAAGCTGATCATTAAGAGTCGCGATTTGCTTCTCGGTCGCATTCTTACGAGAAGAAAGTGAATCAACCAGTTTTTGCGCAGGCTCCAGATAGCTTTTGTTTACCGTTTCACGTAACGGTGCCAATAGCTTGTTCTTTTCGTCATCCGAAAGTGAACCGTCATCCTTGATTTTCTGGATTTTCTCCAGAGCCTCCTGACGAGCTTTCACGAACGTTGCCGCAAAGTCTCTATTCTCTTCGAGTATTTTCTCTATCTGGGATTCTGCCGTCTCTTTTGCCAGACGTTTGGCTACAGCCAAATCCCCTCTGGCAATAGTTTCATTGGTTTCATCGCGTTTCTTACGAAGTTCATTTAGCTCATTTTCTATTCGCTTACGTTCATCATGATTAATCTTTACTGTAGTTCCGGCCATACCCGGCCCATAAACCACCTTTTCGCCAGATTTTAACTCTTGTTCCTTTTGCGTGATTTGTTGCTCAAGACGCGCTTTATACTCGGCCATCTGTGCACGTTTAGCCGCCGTCATCGCTTCTGGTATTTTCCTAATCTCGTCAACGACCTTTGAAGTTTCGCTACGAAGCATGGTCATATACGTGATTAAGCCAGCAACAGCGGTCATTGCAGCAGTGAAAACAAAACCTATCGGATTCGCCGCAATAAACGCAGTCAGGCCAGCAAAAGCGCCTTTAAGCCCCGTAATCGCCCCACGGATGGCGAAAATAAGAGAGGGGATCGGAGCCAGCCCCATACGTGCCGCACGATTGAATCGGGTTACTGCTGTAGCGCCGAGGTTAAATGGAGTCTGTATGGCGGTCGCCATCGTGGCAAAGGTGCTAACCATCTGGCTGCCTGCGCCAACTACCCCCATGATCCCTGCTCGCATCAGTTTGAACGCAACCATCGCGGCCACGACCTTACCGAGATTAATCACCAGCTCTTGGTTCTTTGCTAACCATTGAGCAAGCTGACGCAACCCATCGATTGCCGTTGTTAACCCCGAACCTAAAGAATTGGCAAACGAAATCCCTTCGGCGCTATTCATGATTGAAGCCAGTTCTTTCATCCCCTTCGATAGAGAATCCAGATATCCGGCCTGACCAACCCGATCAGCAAATAACGAGAATGACGTCTGAAGTTGCGCCAGCGCACCTGTGTAGGTTTGCATCATGTCTTTCGCTGCGTTCTCATTCTCCGCACGCAGACCAACAAACATCAGAGACAACGCCTGTTTTGCCTCAACCATACCGCTGGCAACGGCTTTAGTCAGTTCCCCCATAGTGATGCCTGCGGCGTCTGCCATTGCCTGCATCGCGTTAGGAACGGCTTCACCTAATTGCTGACGTAGCTCTTCCATTGACACAACGCCCTTACCGGACATCTGCTGAACGGCCACAGCCGCACGTTTCAACAGCTCACTATCACCACCAAAACGAGCAACGGAGTCCACCAGCGCCTTCAGAGAACCATCGGTTGGATCTAAGCCAGCAGAACGAAACTTCACGAAGGAATCTGTTAACGCCTGCATCGCGAACGGCGCATTTTGCGCCATGTCTACGATGTACTTCATATCATCAGCGGCAGCCTGGCCCGGGTTGGACTTCTCCTTATTCAACCCTCGAAGCATCACCCGCATACGTTCCATTTCGGCCGCAGCTTCAACAATAGGCTTCTGCCACCCAAACATGATGTCAGTAACCGTTCTGGCTGCATCTCCGATCTCGCCAAGCAGGAAAATGTTGCCACGAAGGCCAGAGAACATACCTCCTTCGTTACTTTTACCGCTATGGCCAGAAGCGCCGCTACGCCGCCCGCTACCACCATCGCCACTTCCAGATGTACGAACGCGTACCGGCTTGCTAATCAGTTGCTGACGTCCGATAACTTCGTCCATCTGCTCACGAACCTTTTTCAGTCCCTCGGCAGCCTGACTCGTTGTGACACCCCAATTACTGAGTCGCTTCGTCGTGGTATTAAGGCGCGTATTCATGCCACTCACGGACGCAGAGGCTTCTTTGACCTCCGTACCAAAGCGGCTTGCGCTTTTGCTTGCATAGGTCGCCCAATCAGAGAAATCATTTAGCTCTGATTGCACTTTACGTAATGACGCGGTGAGTTTATCTACTGAAGAAGTTGTCGTATCGACGCGCTCAATCAGGGCTTTAAGACCAGAATTGAGGCTGGTGATGTTGCCACGCATTTTACGCGTAGCATCTGAAGCAAGCTCAAAACCGGCAGCTACATCCTGTAGTTTATCTGCCGTAGAATCGAGCTTGCTTTCCAGAACGCCAATGATACGGGCGACCGAACCCAAAGAGCGTTCAAAGGTTTGGATTTTTTGAGCAGGCTTTGTTACCTGCTCACCAAATCGAGTAAGCAGTTTCCCCGCACGATCGATTGACGCTGTAAACTGTTTGTCTTCCAGCGACAGGATAAACTCTACGTTTTGTGACATTCCCTTGTCATCCTCTGCCAAATATTTGCATCAGTTGCTCTTTGGCGTCAGGGTCTGCCTTATCCTGGCTTGGATCGTAGACTTTATCTGTTACGACTGGTCTTCCAATCCTGAGTTGCAAACCCTCCATGAACGCCTTCACAGCCTCGCCATCCGCCTGGGACGCACGAGCGACTTGTAAGTTGCGGACATCCTCTTCCGCACGCAGACGGTCTATATTGCGACTGAGCATCCAGAACATCGTGAGAGGAACGTTCAGTAGCTCTAATGGCGACACGGCGTAGTGAGCAACTACACGACTGAAATAGAATCCGAGATCTATTGAGACGGTCCTTGTCCCGGATTCATCGCGGGAAATTACTTTGCCCCTTCGCCAGCCGCTTTTTCGTTTTCTTCATCAATCACTTCCATAGCGAAGGTGAAGATCTGCTGGAGTTGCGGAACAGTCAGTTTTTCAAGAACTTCGTCAGGTACTGAAGGGATAACCTTACGAACCAGATCTGCATAAGCTGTCACTTGCTCAACAGGAGACATGTTCATGAGATCTTTACCTTCCATCTGCTTGATGGAAACGAACAGACCTACCGTCATTTCAACGATGGGATATTCCTGACCGCCAAATTTGATGCTTTTCTTCGGAGGCAGAATGGAATCGAGATCGAGTAATTTGGTCATTGGTTAAAATCCTTTTAAAAGAGAGGCCCATCCTGAGCCTCTGCTTAATTACTGATTAATCTGCGGGGTTAATCGTTACTGACTTAGTTGCCTTCTTACCACCGCTATTGCTGGTGAAGGAGATATTTGTAGAACCCTGCGCCACACCACGTACCAGACCCGTTTGATCTACCGTGGCCTTTTCCTGGTCTTCGGATTCCCAAACACCGGTTTTGTCTGCGGCATCAGCTGGAGTGATTTCGGCTGTCAGTTGCACAGTTTCTCCAGCTTTTACGGTTGGAGATTCCGGTGAGATCGACACAGTTTTTACCGGTTTAGGACCGCTCATTTTGCCCAGAACGCCTTCATCATCCGGGTATGCGCTGAACTGAACAGAGAACACACGAACATCATCAGACTGGTAGGTCATAGTGAAGTTGCCCGCGGTTGCCGCTTTCGGGATGGTCAACACATAGTCGGTGGTGTCCTGCGGAGTCAGAACCAGCTCCTTCGCCACATCAATCAGGTTAACGCCCTGTGCAGATGTGATCGTGACAGAGTTGTCATCTTCGCTCAGAGTAGAACCAGGCATCAGGTCAACCATGTTTTGGAGTACAGACTCAGCCAGAGGCGCGGTGATGGTAATGTTGCGCCCCTGAACTAATTCGGAAATTACGGTCTGCCCCAACTGATCGACGGTGACTTTCAGCGTTTCAGTGGCTACTTCAACCTGAACACCACCTTTGGTGTAACCCAAATCCACACCACCAAACGACACCTTACAGGCACCAAGTTTGATGTTTTTTACATGGGTATTAGACATTGATGGAAAACTCCTTTTTCCGTTAATTCTACGCATTCATTGCGCTAATAGTAAGTATATACTTACTAATTGAGTTAATTCAATAAATAGCCAGCAAATTCAACAGGAATGCCTGCTTCTATTAATGCCCCATCATTTTTGGGATAAATGATTGGCATCGCCATCGGTCGTACCAGTCGAAAATAAACACCACCAGATTCCGTTTCCTCTACTGGAAACATCTCAATGATTTTATTGGCTTTCTCAACCGTCGTAGTAATTGACGAACCACGCACAATTATTGTGAATGATTCGTGGTAAAAGCCCTGTAGCTCATGATCGATGCTGATACCGGTATTTGGGTTAATAAGCAGGACGCCAGATTTCACATTGGCAGGCAAGTAGTGACAGAAAATGTCAGTCCCGACCGTGCCAATCTTTGCCTTCTGCATCAAACTTGCAAACGCTTCAATAAACACATTAACCTCTCGTAAAACCGGCTTTTCTGGCAGCCTCAAGAATCGCTTCTGAGAACTGCTTCTCGCTAATTTCCACCGCTCTTTCCAGAAAGTGTGGCCCAACACGAGGTTTAACACCGGCAATTGGTGGGTTTGTCACGTTCTTCATTCGAGAAAGATAACCGAGTCGGTATTTACCCAGCTCCATGTACTTAGCATAGTCACCTACTTCTACGCCCGGATGCCCCTGACGTGGTTTTGCTCCAGACACAGAAAGCTCAATACGCAGCCCTGAATAACCTTCTTTAATCACCCTGGCAAAGATGGCTGTCTCCAGAGATCCGGTTTCCAGCGGGGCCATTGCACGGCTGAGACGCTCAACCAAACGCGCCAGCTTTTCCATGTCCCGAATAAGATATCGCTTAAATGCTTTCTGGCTGTTGTTGAGTCGATTCCCCGCACGTTTGAACTGATGCGCATCGTATTTCAGACCCATATATTCGCCCCTACTTCAAGATGCCCAGGTCTTCCTCGTAGCCCCCAGCGGCGATGAACACTGGACACCTTTAATTTTTGACCTTCAAGGATCAGTACATCATCAAGTTGTACAGCCGCTTCTAAAGGGACAACTAACACAGCATCAAACAGCTCCAGACTCGCCTTACCACGACTACCAGAGCTATCAGCACGAACTGACGATTTCTCATTACTCTGTTCGAACTTAACCACGCCGACATTCGTCTTCCTGACGAATTGTAATTGCGCCTCACCGTAAACGTTCTTTGCGCCAAAGCGGTAGATCGCAATTTCTGTTTGCCATGAAATATTCATGCTCTCTCCCTGTTGTTGTCGGTCGCTCTCATTACTGGCCAAAAACCCTTTAGACCAAAAGTAAATAATGCGACTGGCGTTACGCACGGCGAACAATCATACGGTTGTTGATGTAACTGACCAGCAAGCGCCAGGTACTACGAGCCACATGCACGTTTGCAGCTTTACCGGTACGGTACATGTTGGTTGTTTCACCGATGGACTCTGACAAAATGCCATCCTCTCGTGCTGCGGCTACATCATTGCCATTTGCGATCTCACACGCTTCGTTGACAACGGCAAGCATCAACGCTTCTTTGAAGTAGTCAGGGAACTCTTCAAACTTCTCCTGCGTCATCTTTTCCCAATCGACTAAATCATGCCGGTACGCTCCATCTGCTCCCCACGGAATATCATACACATTCAGCATATTTTGAGGGCGATCGTATCGGTCAAAGTCGATACGTAGAATTTTGCGGATTGAGAACGGTAAAGTTTTAATTCGTCTGGTAGCCTCAATGAGACGCTTGCGCATTAAGCCTTCACCATCCGACAGCAAAGTGTCCCCATTCAGCATATCGATCGCCTGCATTTGAGCATCAGCGACAGTTGCAAACGACTGTTCTGGTATCGACAGTTCAAAACTATTCAGCAGAACATACATTTGCCGCTCTTCATGCGTCAGACCCGATGCAACAGCCTTCACAATGACGTAACGCAGATCTCGCTCTTTCTCAGAGAGCTGGTTATATTCAGCCGACACGACAACCGGAATCGACATTTGACCGTTGGTAATTTCTAGCGGCTCGCCATCAACGAGAATAGCCCCGGTGCTGTCCTTTACTGTGTAGGTGGCAGATTCGATATCCAGCACGTTGAAGGCAAATGAAAGAGAAACAGCTTCACCGCTACGATACGAGTCGATCTGCGCCATTACTCACCACCTTGTGCTTTCAGGATGCCGTCAATCATTTCGACAATTCCTTTCGCTTTGACACCAACCTGATTACCAATAACTCGTAGACCGGCAATACCTTCGTTGTCTGCAATTGACTCCAGTTCTTCTCGTGTGAAAGTCTGGATCTGTTTGGCCGGTTCATCTGGTGTCCCACGTTTCATTGGCACAATGTCAGGCGCTGCTGGCTCGGTAATCAGGTCTGCTGTCAATTCACCACGATCACTGTATGCGGCAGACGGAGAAACATTTTTGCCCTCTACTGTTGACGCTCGCATTGAAGCACAAATCCTCTGCTGATCGATAAAAGGCAACTCCGCTACGGACACCCCGTTCTCGAACTGAACGCCGCACAACATTCCCGAATAACCGGAAAATTGCGGTTCTAATAAAACAATTTTTGCTGGTTTCATAACGCATTCTCTCTACATGGGCGGCTTTCGCCGCCCAATATTGATTATTCCTGTGCAGCAGTGACTTCTACGGTCGCTGTCGCTTTGTGGCTACCATCTTGGGTAGTAACCTCGATTGTGGCAGTACCAGCCGCAACACCAGTTACAACACCGGTTTCGCTATCCACCGTTGCAAACTCGGTATTTTTGGATTCCCAAGTAACGGTTTTATTTGTTGCTCCTGCCGGCTCGACATTTGCGGTCAGCTGAACAGTTTTGTTTGCCTCAACGGTTGTGCTATTTGGGTCGATTTCGACGCCGGTAACAGCCACAACAGGCGCAGTTACTTCCACCGTTGCAGTTCCCTTTTTGCTGCCATCTTGGGAAACGATCTCAATCGTCGCAGTGCCAACTTCTACACCAGTAACGTTCCCGCTCTGGTCTACCGTTGCCTTATCTTCATTTTTGGAAGACCAGGTAACAGCCTTATTCGTCGCATTTGACGGCTGAACATTCGCTTTCAGACTGACTGATTTCCCTTTCTCAACAGACGTTGATTCTGGCGTTACCGTTACGGATTGAACGGCTACCGGATTTACGGTGACTTCCACTGAAGCGGAAAGCTGGGTTTCCTGATCAGTTGCAGTAATTTTTACTTTGCCTGGTGCTACGCCAGTTACTAATCCAGTGCCGTTAACGGTTGCAATTTGATCATTCGCTGACTTCCAGGTGAATGAACTGGCACTCTTACCCATACTAATACCTGCACTAAGTTGAACAGTTTTCCCAACCAAAACTGACGGTGAAGCCGGGGTTATGTTTACGGATTGGGAGAGGGGAACCGCCTGCAAACAAGCAGATAGCTGACTTTGTTGCCGCTCGGTTAAAGGTTCATCGGAGATAGAATTGGTAAATCCGGCGCGGCACATATGCCCCGTAAAATCCGAAAATGCCTCTTCCGTAATCTTCATCTTTTGTTCTGGCATTTCTCGCTCCTACAAAAAGGGTGGGCGTATAGCCCACCCTTAAACATAGATAATTGCTTATCTACCACACTGATTAAATTTTTACATTGGTCAGTGCAGCGATAGCCTTATCGTGCTTATTCGCCAGAGAGCAGTACCACTTCACACGGGTACGTACTGCGTCTTTGTTCTGTACAGTACCAATGTTTTCAACAACGATACCTGCGTTATCGCCGCCATACAGACCAGTAACGCCGTTCTCTTCTGACAGATGCAGGCAGTAGATGCTTGCTTTGCCAGCATCGGTCGGGATGAAGTCGTTGATGATGAACGGAACGCCGTTATGACACAGCATCGGACGACCAAAGTTCTCCATCATGATTTCAGACGGACCTACGTTTACTGTACGCAGCAGCGCACGATAAGCACGCAGGTGCTCTGAACGCATCATGATGCAGTCAGCACCAAGATCTTTCACCGCATCGACCAGTTCGTCGAACATAGAGAAAGTCATAGATGCACCGGCGATATCGATCTTCTGATCTGCGTGCATCAGGCGTGGAATGCCGTCAAACGCCTTGTTGTTGGAGCTGGAGTCACCCAAAATCAGGTTGCGACGGAACGCACGAGCCAGACCTTTAACTTTCTGACGAACCTGAATAGCCAACTGGTTGTTGGTGTCGGCCATAGTGGTCGCCAGGAATTTATCAACGTCTACGTCACCAGCCAGAATACGCAGTTTCGCAACGCATTCTTCGAAGGTTGCTGCACCTTCAGGGATGGTGTCGTTAACGTCGATGAAGGTAGCTTCACTCAGCGTTTTTTCACGGTTGTACAGATATGCCTTTGAATTAATTTTCATAAAAGGCAGGATGGCAAACAGGTCATCGCGATCGATGATAGTTTCGATCACACCCTGTTCAAGTTCGTTGTTAGACAGCTTTTCAGCTTCTTCACGCAGTAATGGCATCTATCAATTCCCTTTGATTTAGATGTTACTTAAGTCCAATTTTCCCCAGACCGGAGGCCAACTTATCCATAGTCGACTTGTTCTTCGGTTGGGATATTGTGTAGGTCGATTTGGAATGTGAGCCTACACCCTGCTTGGCTTCGCTACGCATCAATGCGTCAGCTTCCGGATCTGCCCGCACAATGCGTTCAATCGCGGATTCAAACGGCAACGGCTTACCTTCACCGTCAACCAGAACAGCTCGTTCTTTATGACCTGCCGGTTTGTCATAACCCACTACGCTACCGTCTTCACCCACTTCAAAATGAGAACCGTAGATCACGCGGGCTTTTGCCGGAGTCATCAGAACTTTGTCACGTAGGAAGAGAGAGTTACTGAAGGAAGCGCCCACGGTCATCTCGACTAATTGAGATTTCAGTGATGCGTTTTCACTTTCCAGTGCTGCATAACGTTCGTCACGCTGTGCCAGCTCTGCCTGGTGTGCTTCGATCATCTGTTTTTTAACAGCATCGAACTCACCACGACGCTCCAGTTCAGCTTGCTCCGCCTCACGACGTGCGTTTTCTGCGGCCTGTTCAGCTTCTAAAAGCTGGCGAGCACGCGCCGGGTCGATATCACCGTACTGAGCAAGCTGATCGGCCAATGTGCGCTCTTTCTCTTTGCGCTTCATGTTCTCCTTCAGCAGTTCAGCACCAGCTTTCTTGGTTTTACGAAGTTCGGCCAGTAACTCTTCCTGAGTCATGCCAGCGTATTCGTCATCGCCCTTCGGCTGCTCTTTTTGTTCACCCTGTTTGTCAGGATCTTGTGTACTCTGCTCATTATCAGCAGCTACACCGCCAGCGCCTCCACGCTCATGCGCTTCAGCGACATCCATCAGACCACGACGGGCCAAAAGCATTTGCCACAGATTCATAAAAATTCCTTTTGTTACTTATCACTCGTTCTCTTGAGTAGATGAGTCCCCATTCCCTCGGGGTTGATCTTGCCCGCTTTCTTGGGCTGCGCCTTGATCATAAGTAAGTACTGACTTATTTTCAAGAGTATTTAGATCATTTTTTGGCGGAAAATTCAAGAGATCTTTATCAAATTCCTTCTTCATCGCCTCAGTGATGTTCGGGAAAATCTTCTCAATCAGCATTTCCATCTGGTGACGACGTACAGAGTCCGGTGCCTGAAGTAACGACAGTTTCTCGGCAACAGAAAATTCATCAGTAAGGCCACGAATATCGAAACTTTCTGGATACGCAATTAATGAGTGGTCTTCGTCCAGATCTACCCCCATCCATTTCGCAACCAGTAGCATGATTTGGCGTTCAGCCCTTTCCAGACGCTCTGCTTTTGTGACAAGCAAGCTATTTACACGCTGGAAGTCATACATTTTTGCGGCACCAGATGAGTTATCGATTCCCTGTGCGTTGTCCTGCTTCGTTCGCTCACCAGCTACACCAACTGAATGGTAGATTTCGTTAATCACCGTCTTAATCGTAGTGATGATCATCTGAGCTTGTTTCGGGTCTGGTGACAGATAAAACGGCTGGTTTCCACCTTCAGAATCGTAGGTGAATACTCGCTTTGTGCCCATTTCAAGCACTTTAGTGTGGTTTTCATCACCAGGTAAAAGCGACTGTACCGGTATAGCCAACTGGCTAAATGTCTGATCCTGAATAATGGCATCAAGGTTTGACAGATAGTTTGCAACCGCACGATCAAGATAAGCGATATCATCGATCAACGATGGGCTGAAATACGGTGATTCACTTTCTCCAATACAATCAACAGGAAACACAGGAACTACGCCGAGATTATGCGCGCCGCTGTCCTCTAAAATAACTTTTGCCTGACGACGACCTGCTCCACCAGCCCCCTTCTTCACTTCCTCACGGAACAGATACCACTCGTTTTGTGTCCACAGACGATAACGTTGGTATTCCTGACCTGTAGAAGTAAAAGGATCTGCGTCATCGCGAGCGACTTCCACAATTAACGCCCATAACATATTCCCGTCGTCGTCCCATGCCACATCCAGCATTTGCTGAGGTGAAATCCAGTAGGCGTAGGCGCGAGCATCTTTCTTTTTCTCGTCAGCTACTGACTCAACATCACCACTCATCGTGCTATCGACAACAACCCATATGCGACCGTAAATAGACGACTGCAAATCAATAGCGGCCATAAATGAGTCAATAGAGGCATTCTGGCGAGTCGCACGTTTCCAGAAATTGCGGATCTGCTCTGGTGCCTCTTCGATATTTCTATGAATGTCTTCTTTAAAGAGATATTTGTTGATGAGGTTTACCACCTCACGAGTGTGGTTGAAGCGATAAGCACGCTCAACTCGCTCCTTAAACTCCTGATCTCCCTCTTTAAAGTAACGAAAGATATTGTCTGTAAACCAACCACGCCCGCCAGCGTAAGTGCTGGCGAGGAAGTCCCAATGTTCTTTTTTCTTTTCGTATTCCGGGTGGCGTCGCGCCACCAGATCCTTAATTTGTTTGTCGTTCAATTCCATTTGAATAACCTTAGATAATTACTTACCTATCGAGAGCCACCAAGAATAACACGGTTTTTGACTGGATACCTACGATGTACTGGATAGCCCAATGCGTCTGCACTATGCTCAATGCCACCTGTCTTATCCATATCTCGTGTTCCAGGCTTGTAGATGACTTTTTCCAGTGAATCAATCAAATGCTTGCACTTCGGATCGATATACAGCCGGATATCTCCAGATGCGGTCATCAGCATTCGGTTAACAGCATTAACACGATCCGCAATTGGCGGGTGCTTTTTCGAATAATCGACACGTAAGAATCCCTTCTCTTTGAATATGTCGACGTCAGACTCCCCGCGAGCATGTTGGCGATAAGCACCTGCCGGATCTGGAAATACCGTTATCTGTGATTTCCAGCGCCAGAAGCGTCTCTCAAGCTCATCACAAACCTCTGCCGTGTTAGAGGAAAAGAGCACCAATTCATCAATTGCCCATAGCTCACCATTTGGCTGAGGTTGCAAAATTACGGAAGACATCGGGTCAATGTTGAAGTCCTGCCCTACCCATATAGGCAACCGAGGGTTGAACTGAAGCGGTTTTACATGCACGTTACGATCGAACGGGTAGTAAACGCGCCCGGACATGTTCTCAAAGCTGGCCAGGTACTCCTGAGCGAACGATTTGGGATCCATATCGTTCTTAGCAGCTTCAATTTCCGCCGTAGGTACAAACGGAGAATCGGCAGTTACAAACTGCCAGCTCTTCCACTGTCCCTTTCTTTGCAGCTCTACGTTCTGGCCTATAGTCCACAGTTTGTGAAATTCCGAGAAGCCTTTTGGCGTACCAATGATCAGTGCACCGCCGCGTGTCGATGAAAGAGTAGGTCGTAACACCTTGTACCAGGTGTCAGCCTTCATATCCTGAAATTCATCAAGCACTACAAAATGCAACGCTACGCCGCGCAGAGTGTCAGGCTTATCAGCACCTTTGAGGGCGATCTCCGAACCGTTCTTCAACACGATTGTCATCGTGGTGTCGTTCTTTTTCCTAACCCACTTACGAGGCAGAACTTCCTGTAGATCGTCCCACAAAATCTGGCGAGCCATCTGGTAAGTAGGAGCGACATACCAGACCCTTTGCTTTTTTTCCTTTGCCGCCGCACGAATAATAGTGGAGATCGACAACCGGGATTTTCCCCAGCGTCGACCAGCACAAACAACTTTAAATCGATGCGGAGACTGGAAGACTTTCATCTGTCCAGAATGCAGTTGCACAAGACTGAGCGAGGACGGGATTGCCATTATTCGTCCTCCCCTTCACTTCCATCATCTGTCGCATCAAATTCGCTTAGAGCTTCTTCTTCCAACGTCTCAAGCAATTCGTCATCGATGATTTCAGGCTCGTCGTCTTCCTGACGTAATTTCGCCACCTGGGAAGGCGTAAGCTCACCAAATACCAGGTTCGGAATTTCTTCCTCGTCATTTTCCGCATGATCCATGCCCAATGCTTTGGACGAAACTTCAAAGCATTTTGCAAGGGTATTACTGGCTCTCTGTAAGCTCTTGAGAGAATCCTCAATCGCCCCTAAAGGCTTACCCTCACGTTTGGCCGTAGTGACTTCGACCATCACCATCTGCCCCAACGCATACGCCCAGCCGTCATAACGTGTACGACGTTCTTCTATCTTTTCCGCACGGGCTTTAGCGCGAAGCTCTGCGTCAGATTTAAGAGACTCACGAACCATCTTCCCAACAGAGTCCGCGCCTTTCTCTAATCCTCGCTTTTTGAAATGTCTGGAGAGTGTTTCACGACGAATGCCGTACTCTTCCTCCAGCTTTGAGAGTGTATATTCGCCTGACGTCCATTTGGCTTCAGCTTCGGCCCACTCCGCTGGTGTCAGGCGAGTTTTTACCTCGTCTTTTTCGACCGTCATAGATCCCTCTAAAACACACAGAGCGCGTCCATGCGCTCTAAAACAACTTGTTTACTGAATCTGCTAACCAACTTGTTTTCTGGGGTGTTTAATTAGGTCTGGGCATGTCTTATTAAGCCTGCTTCCGTATATATTTAATAAGTTACTTATTATTTATATATACACAGAAGCAGGTCTTTAAATAAGCTCCCAGACCGATTACATCACCAGTAACTTCGCTTTGGCTCGACCTAAAGTGGTTAACCCAAGAGTTCGGCGGTGATAGCGATTGTCACTGCGTTGGCGCGTATGCCCTTTCTCCACCAGCCCCTTTTTTATCAGAGCGCGAATTGAGAACTGGATACTTTGCTTGGTTGTCTTGTACGGCAAAACTTCAAGCAATTCGTCCAGATCAAGTAAATGACCTCGCTCATAACCGAGGTTGAGCGTTTTGATGATGTCCTTTTGTTTATCGGTTAACGTCATGGCAAATCCTTATGCCGGTAAAGCAATTTCTAACGGTTTATCCAAAGGTTGTTTGTCGAATGCCAGCAGTGGCAGCGTGTCAGGCAGCCGACGACCAAAGTCAGGGTTTCGGTACACACCATACAACGGAGACGTAAAGCTCAGGTTGTGAATGTCCTTGAGCAGCTTCACAATGCTGGCCTCGTCCACCAGACTGTCGGCAATGTCCTGAATCGTCGTGCCACGATTCCGCCCAGCTTTTGCCAGGGAACTGTTCTTGTGGTAGTCCGCTACCAGATCACGCAGTGCACGGCGACGACGAGACTCGCTCATTGCGAACAACTCTTTGACGATCGCCTCGTTATCACCCGGGTCGGAACGGAAATGGCGCTGGAATACACGCAGTGCACTTTCATAGCTCTTCGGTCGCTCAGGGCGGATGAACTTAAACCCTGCTTTCATGGCGAAGGGATTGTATTTGCTCATCGAGGACTGGATCTCAATGATTGGCCGGTCGTGCATCCTGCTAACCAGGTTAATCATTCGATAGGAGACGCCGACACCGCGGTACTGAGTGTCCACAACGGAACGGCTGATCACCGCAAAGTTGTTGTTCACGTACCGCCCCCAATACTGGTTGGCCACGGTGGTATTGGTGGTTGGCTTCAGCTTAGGAAACATGCGATGGCGAGGCGCCAGCAGCAGTTTCGGGTAAGCCATAACCACGACGCCCACCAGCCGGTCGTCCAGTTCGCAGCGATAATACGTTGGCGCAAACGGCTTACCATCCGTCTTGTAGTGCAGCGACTTCAGCGCGTGCCAGTCTTCAACCGTGCCTTTGGTAACGGTCATACGCTCCAGAAAGTCCAGATGACGCGGGAACTCTTCCGGGCGGTAGCGTTTGATGATGATGCCTGTCATGTCGATCACCTACGCTCGATATTGGCATTGATGAAGTCCAGGCGAAGCGATTCCATCGCCCCAACCATGACGTATGGACGCCCACCGTTATGCCAGCAATCCAGCACACTGCCGTCGTTGTTGATCATCAGCAGTGCCAGGCTCTGGCTTTTGCCTTCTCTGGCGTACTGGAGTGCTTCTTCCAGCAGGCGGATGACTTCAACGTTGTTGTTGTCAGCCTCTTTCGATGGCTTCAGCTCTACGATCTTCAAATCAGGCATATTCCACCTTCACGCGTTCTTTGTAGTGCTTGGTGATCTGCATATCCGGGCGCAGCGCGTTCTTCAGGTCTTCGTGAGTCGTCGCCACCATTACCGTCGCACCAACCTTTCGAGCGGCACGCTGGAGGTTAGATGCCACAACCTGAGCGGTTACACGGTCTAGAACAGCCCCGAACTCGTCAGCAGCCCACACTTTAGCGCCTGACTCAATCAGTTTGGCAATCTTGAGACGATATTTCTGGCCGTCTGACATTTCAGAAGGCTTGCGAACAAACAGATATGCATCGTTCAGACCAGCCATAGATAACAACCCAAGCGCATCACTGGTCGTTTTGCCCAACTGATCGATGACGTTAACCTCATTATCGAAGGTAAAATCATCGATGGAGGCTACAGACAGCCCTTCATCCTTCATCTGTCGTTGCAACTCGCGCAGCACAACGGATTTGCCGGATCCGGATTGGCCGGTGATGTACACCACATCGCCCTGCTTCACTTCCAGCTCCAGATTGTCGTAAAGCGTCCACTCTTTTTCGTCCAGACCAAGCCCGAACGACTCAGCGATTTCCAACGTGCGCGTGGTTTTATTTACGCGTGTCTGAAACGATACGTTGATGATGTATTTGCTCATGCAGCCATCTCCCCGGAAGAGATCTTCTCCGCATATGCCACAAATGCGTCTACCCCGCTTTCTCCTGTCATTTCTTCCATGTGGGCAAGCAAATCACCAACAACAATGGCAGAGCCAGCAGGGAGCGTTTTAAAGCCCAATACGTCGACAACACGTACTTCTTCCGCTGCAACTTCACGACTGATCTCGGTGTGTTCATCCTTCTGTCGTTTAGTTTCTTCGCCAAGATCGATAACTAGCGAGTCGGTGTCCATTTCTTCTGTCATACTGCCAACGAGAACATTCAACTCACGCTCTTCAAAGCCGAAAACCTCGATATCGTCCAGAACAAGCGACTCAAGCTCTTTCTGTAGCTTAATTGCATCGTAATCAATGCTGGCAAGTCGGTTATCTTCAAGGCGCTTCGCACGAACCTCGTCATCACTGAGATCATCGCGAACAATAACCGGTACGCGCTCAAGTCCAGCAAAAATTGCAGCCTCACGGCGGCCGTGGCCAGTAATAATTACGTCGTTCTTATCGACCGTAATTGGCTGGTCAAATCCGCGCTTTTTAATGGCTGCGGCCAGATCTCTGATCTGCTGTTCATCATGCTTTTTGGCATTCATCTCATAGGGAATAAGATCTGCCGGGTCGCGATATACGATTTCAAACTTTTTGGTCATTACATACGCTCCTTGTAGTAGTCGACCAGCCACACCAGAGCCTCACCAGCGTTCTCCATTTCATTACCGGTGTTAATAGCCTGCTCTTTGATGATGTTTTTTATGGTTTCTGCAACACGATCTGACGCATCGAAAGTTACTTTGAAGCGCATGGTCTGATGTTCCGCACCCACACGTTCGGTTTTCTCTCGTTTGTCGGTATCGACAGGCTCATCACTACCACGAGACAACGCCTCCAGTGCTTCAAGGTCGATTGCCGCCTCTTTTGCTAAAACCATCGAGATTTCGTCGTCATACGGAGCGATTTCAGACAGTTGATAGTCAAGTTCTGACTGAATTTCTTCAATGAAGCGTTGCAATGCGATTTGGTCGTCTTCACCGTATCGCTCGTTGTCCACCAGTGACATCTGTTTAGCTACGACATCGCTAATTTTGCCCACAGAAAGCACCGGAACCGTTGAAATTCCTTGCTCAATAGCAGCACGCCAGCGATGTTCACCGCCGAGGATTTCAAAAAATCCATCTTCAAGTTCACGAGCCAAAATTGGCTTAAAAAAGCCCAATTTTTCGATAGAACCTTTCAGTTTTTCAAAATTCTGCGCACCAACCGAATTGGTGTTCCAGGTATTCGGGCGAAGGTTGGCAACATCAACCTGTAAAATCGTGATTTTTACATCCATTTTATTGCTACAATCCACTAAGTAATCACTTACTTATTATAATAGCCAAATAACATACAAAAGGCACTAAGGAAAGAGGTTTATGACTGTTCGGATTGTATCTAACGCAGTAAATGCGCTTATTTCTGGCGCAGATGACAAGGTAAAGCAACTGGTGCAGCAAATGTTGAGCTACGAAGTCGAGACTGGCGACTGGAAGGGCACAAGCACGATGTTCAACTGGAGTAAAAACTCGTTCCCTGCTGGCTTTGCCAAGCCTGTAGCGGCGAACTTGAACAAGGCGGGCATCAAATGTGTTCATATCCGCAAAGACAAAGCCCCGGCGCTTGGTAAACCAAATCCTGCGGTTAACCCATTCCCATACAATCCTGATTATGCGTATCAGGATCAGACTGTGGAAACACTGGTTCGAGAGGGAATGATGATTGCGCAGATCGCTACTGGTGGCGGGAAATCTAACGTTGCCTGCAAAGCAGCTGCACGTATCGGTCGAATGACATTATTTTTAACAACCCGCTCTGTTCTGATGTTTCAAATGGCCGAAAACTTCCAGAGATCCATCGACTACCGCGCCGAAAATGGCGAACCGTGGTTAAAAGACCAAAAGGTTGGAGTCATTGGCTCGGGTGAGTTCCAGGTATCACGACATATCAACGTCGCTACAGTTCAAACTCTTGCAAGTTTCCTCGAAGAACCACCACGCGATGCAACACCAGATAAGAAAAGCTACCACCTTAAACGTCGGGAGCTAGTGAAACGCTTCCTTTCAAGTGTGTCTCTGCTTATTCTGGAAGAAGCGCATGAGTCTTCAGGCTCTAATTTCTATGACATTGCCAGATTATGTGTGAACGCAGACTATCGTCTGGCGCTTACGGCCACGCCGTTCATGAAGGATTCTACAGAAGCCAACATGCGTCTGATGGCTGTGGCCGGTCGAATTGAAATTAAAGTCACAGAAAAGTACCTGATTGATCGAGGCATTCTGGCAAAACCGTACTTCCTTTATCATAAAGTTGCTTACAAGCCAGACGAGGTCAGAATCAAGGCGGAACTTGCCAACAAACACCTTAATTTTAGAGTAGGTATGAGCACAGCCTACCAAAAGGCTTATCAGTTGGGGATCGTGTATAATTTGGGACGTAACGAGGCCATTGTGCGCGAAGCATTGCTCTATAAGCAACATTCTCTCAATTGCATGACTCTGGTTCGTCTTAAACGCCACGGGCAAATCCTGATGGAGATGATGAAGGAGTCAGGTCTTAGAGTTGATTTCATCTATGGGGAATCTAACCAGACGACAAGGCAAGCAAAGCTGAACAGTTTAGCGTCTGGCGAAATAGATGTTTTAATAGGCTCGACTATTCTGGATGTCGGTGTTGATGTGCCAAGTGTGGGCGCGGTCATTCTTGCTGGTGGTGGGAAAGCAGAAGTTGAAATGAGACAGCGTGTCGGTCGTGGCTTACGAGCCAAGAAGAATCAGGCAAACGTGTGTTTTATCACTGATTTCATTGACATTAGCAACAAATACCTGTTGTCTCACTCTTATGAGCGAAAACACATCATCGACACCACACCTGGCTTTGCAGAAGGTGTATTGCCTATTGATGGCGCATTCGATTTTGGAGTTCTGAAACGAGATTAGTTATGAGCGAAAAGAAAACAACTTATTGCCAAGTGGCATTGTCTGATAAGGCCAATGAAAAACTTGGAAAATTCCAAATAAAACTCAAAGAGAAAAAAATCAAGATGTCTAAGGCTGAAGTTATCAATGCCATTCTGGAGACGATGACTATGGCTGAATTTGACAAAGTCACATCTGCCGTTGGGGTTTCCGCTAAGACGCGTGAGAAAATCATGCGCATCTATGAGAACTCCAATATGACAAAAAAAGATCTAGAGGAAATACTGAGCAGGTTGCCGTAACATTTCATATTTACCCCCTATCTACTAATTCTATGATGTGCTCACTTGTTAGAAAGGAGCACATCATGAGTTGGTTAAAAGAATTATCATTTGTTGACACCACTGGCGCTAAGAAAAATCATTCTTTCTGGAAAGTCAGCGATCCTTCTGATTTTCTTGTTGGTGCTAATGCTGCTTTTGAATTGCTTAACTTTTATCAACGTTATCCAGAAATGAAACACAGTCCACTCCTGTACAGAATAACAAACGATATGAATAGGTCTGGTTTATTATCAAGTGAGTCAGCGAAAGGCTTTTTTAGCAAAATTACGCCTCACATATCATTCGATGCAACAAACGAAATTGATTATCTATCCACGAAATCTCAAGAACAATTATCTGTACCACCTGAGAAAAAAGAAAGACGAATTGCCAGCATTGAAAATATATCGAAAGAGCTTCGCACAACAACGTTGAGGCTGCTGAACTTTCTTACGCTGCTTAATTGGATAGATGATCAAACATTGATTCCATCAACAGATGCGTTGGATAACAGAGTCCTTAGGCTGAACAAAAAATCGCAATTTGGTTTTGTGTTCACCAAAAAAGGTGAAGATTTAATCAAAAGAAAATATAGATTATTGAATGATTAATAGTCTACATGCAGGTGTATGAGAGCACCTGCATGTGACATTCATCACATTTTTGAATGTATATACCTTCGGCTGAAAAAAGATCTTGATAGGCTGAATGATATTTGTAGGCTTCGCCTCCGAAGAAATTCGGAGGATATATGCGACAATTTATAAAAACGTGTGACCTAAGAAATATAGTAGATGATATTGCATGTGATGAAATTAGCAAAAAAGAGAAGAACAAAAACGCCAATTAACGCTATCTACCTATAAATCTGAAGAGTTCAATAGGATGCATATCTGAAACACGCCCTCGACAATACCAAAAAGATTTGTCGAGGGCGTCGGGCTTTCCCTATGTCTGAACGATTAAATTTTACAGCAATTAAATATTTTGTATATGTTATTCTTCTGGTGGCACGACAAAATCATCGAGCTTATTCTTTTCGTCTCGAAGCAACTTGATTTCTTCTTCTGTTATACATTTGTCATAATCTGTTTGTTCAGAATGGCACAGTGTAACCGCGAATGGATAGCCGGTATAAGACAGTCCCCTAACAGGTTCTAGTTCACCGTTGTCTTTTTTCCTAAATTTGTAAAAGTCAGGAGTGTCATAATTGGTGACGCTAACAAGAGCATATTTATCATTTTCTCTTGCATACACTTCACTAACACCTCTCGATTCGCCCAACTCTCTACTCACATATGTCGAATCACTTGCAGCATCAAACACAGCCTGACCTAATGGAGTTTTTTTAAATCATCTATTTTCTCTTTTTCCTTCCTGATTTTAGATTCGTTTTCCAGATAAAGTTTCACACCGTTTTCTTTGCATGCTAGATTTTGGCGTTCAAAACGTAATCGTTCTCTTGCCGAGTTGGTACTTTTATCCATTGTAACGAATACAATCGGGTTACGTTCACGAACATCAAAGATGTGCGCATTGAATGCGGTCGCACCTGTATAGGCGTTCAAGACGTTTTTGCCATTCACCTCTCCACATACCATATATGAATAGCTATTTTCACCTAACTGAATAGCTCGCATATTCGTGAACCGACCAGCATCAGGATCTAGCAGTGTAGAGCGAATATCCTTTTCAACTAGATCTATGGCTCGCTCTTCATCAGAATCACAACCTGTTAATAGTAAAGCCGCTATTAACAATGCTAATGAGTATTTTTTATTCACCCCATTCTTCATGAAACTTATTCCATAATCAATTTTTGGTGGAATGTACGGTTAGTCTGTCTACGCATCATAGAGATGTATATAATGACCAAAAAAGACTTAAAAAGGTAGACTATGGTTAAAGACATCACCTACGGCATACCGGCTGAAGTATGGCCGCGAGGCTACGAACATGCTGAACGCACCTTGCTCTTCTGGCGGGGAGCTAAATTTCCTGTAAGAGTCACTCTCGAAGACGGCCAAGTGTTTTGCATGTACGTTTATGGTCTCATGTCATCTCGTAACAAAGTTGACCTTTGTCCAACTCCATTTGACAAAGAAAATCGTATAAGGCTCCCACTTGAGCGTATTAGCACAATTGAATCAGGCGTAATTGATGGCATTGATTACGATTTCAAAGGGAGACTAACAATACACCCTGACTATGTAGACAACCAGCCATCACGTCGTGACTTTTTTAAGATATGTCGCAAGGCTTATCAAAACGGCCAATCTATAAGGGTCTACATGGCAGACGGCCGCGAAATTGAGGGAACGTCAGATGGCGTTGACGCCTGTCTAGTCACACTTAAGTTGGAAGACGGTAGAAAAATACTTATTTTCTTCGATTGGGTTGAACGAATCCTTCCGTTTTAGGATATTGATATGAAAACTGTAGCAGCATTCACATTCTTAACTTTCATTTTTAGCTCTTCCGCATTTCCTCAAGAAAATAGCATTGAACGAGTGCAACGTGTCTCTACAGAGTTGTGTTCAAAGGCGGAAGACTACGATTTGTGCATGTTAGACCTAAGCATGGCTTTAGGCGCTGCATATCAAGATGGACTGATCGTTGCGGGATGCAAGTTGGGACTTGATGAGCCTTCGAAAGACAAATGCGAAAACTCGGAGCGTTTTCAGGAATATATAATAAAAGAAATCAGGAACTATGCAAAAAAGATGTAAATTCCTATAAGGGTAATAACCGGCTAAGTCCGGTTATTATTTTACATGCCATTCGTTTAACACTCATTCAATTCTCCCCCGTATAAATATATATAAGGTCAAAAGCCGGAATTTATTATTTATTTAGGGAACACCTTCGACGATCTCGCTTTTATTTCTAGGACTTTCATCCCTGCAAAAAAAACTTAAAAAAATACTTGCAATCTTTTTTCGCGTGTCGATAATTGGACTCATCGAAAGCGAAATTGCTAACGATAATTAAATTTTATACTAAGGATTGAAATCATGACTAACATTATCATTTCTAAAAAATCCATCATTGAAGCTGCTGCCATTGTATCCGACGAGCTGCGCGAAAAAGCAGATCTGGCAACTCAAACATATAACGAACATTATAAAAATGGTACGCACACAAAAGCAGACAAAGCAAATATGCAAGCTGCAACCACTAAACTTGCTTACTTCATCAACAACGTTGTAAACGCTGTAGAAGACGAAAAATTATGCTCTGTTTTCTACTATGCGATCAAAGCAAGCAAACAAGCGCCAGAAGTTTTTTTCCGTGATGCAATGACTAACAGTTATTCTCTGGAAAAACTGGTTTATCTGGTCAAATCAATTAAATCTGGTAAATGCGTTTATTCCGTCGCTGATATGTCAGGATCTCGTGTATTCGCTTTAATCGATATGATTAACGACGAGATCGACACGTTCACCAATGGCGCTGTTTTCGATTTAATGAATGAAGCTAAAAAAGCGTGCGAAATTAAATTGGACGCTGGCTATACTCAAGCCAACCAGTTGATCAATCTTTGCGAACGTCTCGGACTTGTTGAAAAAGTCAAAGGAGCTGGGAGCGCGAAAGCTGGTACTCAGCAATATCGCTTCATTAAAAATGATTTCTACAATTATTTAGCTGATGCTTTCAAAGCGTAATTAATGGAATCAAGCGCCCACTATGGGCGCTTTAAAGGAGCTTAATCATGGTTATTTTCATCTCTGGCGTAAATATCAACAATCATACTCTTGTTTATGATATTGCTGGTTTAGCTGGGTATGCTCTAAGTTCTGAAGTGGTTGACGAAACAACGTTTAAAATAAACATCAATGACGTAGAACATAGAGCGCGCGCAGGAATTCATGAAGCTGATGTAACTTTAATGCTTCAAGAATTTTTAAACGCTGGCTTTAATATTCACTTAGAAAAATAAAAACAATAGCGCCCACTATGGGCGCTTTTAAGGAGCTTAATCATGTTTATTCTTATCGCTGGCGTTAACGTGCGCAATGATTATTTTGTTAATCGCATCGCTGGGATCGCTGGTTACGCTGGGCGCGCAGTCGAGTTTATCGATGAAACGACGCGCAAAATTGACTTATTGAGCGACCAGGAGCGAAAAAAAGCAGACGTGAATGACGCTGATATATTTTTAATGTTAAAAGCGTTTGTAGAAATGGGATTTGAAATCAGTTTACATAAATAAAATCGAGCGCCCACTATGGGCGCTTTTTTCGTTTCCAATACTTCCACCATAACGCGCCAATGATGGCGCTTTTTTTATTGTCTTTGACTCACTCCAACAACATAAAATAAGCGCCAAAATAACGCCACAGACGCGCTTTTATATCCTTACCAGTATATACCCATTACTTAACACATTAACGCGCTTAAAACGCGTTATATTGCGTTATGGTGTATGGTTAATCATTGGCTTTTATTCTTGCTATGTGATCCGCGTTTAATTGTCGGCGCGGATCGGCATTTTGTTTTGTTCCGTATCCGCTCTCGTATTATGTGCGCGTGATTTTTCACATAATCACACCACTTAATCACATATGTGATTACGCTACGAAAGAAATCTGGATGTCTCAGGCGACGAAAGTCATCATAATTTTCCCCGCTCACCTGTCCGACAACCGCTGGTTGGATTCCACCAGCTTCCCGATGTTTTTTCTATATAAAGGCGAATGCAGCCGTTTCCCGAAAAAATCCTGGCCGTTCCCCGTCGGCTCATGAATGCGTTCCTCGCCGTTTCTGAAAATTTCCCTGCGGCAGCTGGTGGCTATAGAGAAAGGGCCGTTTCTGGCCCTCTTCTCAGTTACACGCCATCAAGGATGTGGATGCGGTTGCTTGAGTATACATTCAGCATAAAGTTAGCGCAAAACAGTTTCCATGTATCAACGCCAGCGGTATACGTAATGTTTTTGCATTTAATCGCATTGTTGGCGATCCGCATCCCCTGCGATACTGCTTCATCGTCGGAAAATTTGAACGACGATTGAGTTTTAATCCAGACAGAAATCTGCGTAGCGAACTCAATCAGCTTGGACTGGCAGAATCGCCCGGAGCGCACCGGAAAGACGAACGTTCCGAATCCAGAATTTACCACATACGCTTTCTCAAATACCCGCGAGTAACGACGATTGCCAATGATGTCGCGTGCAATAATGCATTTTTCTTGTGCTGACAGTTCTACCGTCTCATTGTCGCGCCATGCACCAAGTACTCGTTTTTCAATGTCAGAGAACGTTACAGCGATATTGCCATGTGCGGGTGCGTTTACAGTAGCGATAAAATTCATGATTAATTCCTTATCGTAAATAACATATTGTTTTCTTGTTGGTGTTAATTATCGTTGTACGAATAAGGCGTCAAAGTGGAAAGTTGCGGTAGCCGGACGGGAACAGGTGGGTTTGTCGGTTGCCTGGAGGTAAGAGGTTGGTGTTTTTAGCCTGCGGGAAACAGGATGGTCATTTAAGGCCACCAGCATTGGTGGCCTTAATCTTTAGTGGAGCAGACCGATGTCGATGGTATCCCCTGAATCATCCACACGGATCATCAGCATGGCAAAGGCGTTTAGTGGATAGCTTGCGTGCCATTCAGGGAAGCGGTCATCTCGCATGAAGTCGGCAATGTCGTAAACGCATCCCTCAAAGTGGAAGAATCGCGTGCTTACCTGCTCGTCATAATCCACATGATCCATTTCTTGCTGTTCTGTTTCCGGCAAGTCCAGCCATGATTCAAGGAATACATTTTGTGCTTTAGGGGTAATGGTGAAATCAGTCATGAGCATATCCTCACTGCGTAAACATGTTGTTTTCTTGTTGGTGTAATTATCGCAGTGTAGATAAGGCATAAAAGAAGTTAATACAGGCTGAATACACAAGAAAGGTTCTGGAAGTTGATAGCCAGGTTTCAAACTAACCTTCGGTTATTAAAAGTCATTTAAGGCCACCAATGCTGGTGGCCTTAATAATTATCGCCCGATTACGCTAAGGATCTTTT